CGACAGTATACAATAAATGCAAACATTGCAAACAATCAATGCTTATTAAAAATACCTTTGAATTTGGAAAGTATGTGTCCTAAGGTGCTTCTTACATCACCAACGAGAGCGTATATTGGGTTTAACAACTTGACATATGTAGCAAATTGTTTTGAATCTTGGAGAGGTTCTATCAAGTTCCGATTTGAGTTTCTTTGCAGTAACTTTCAGACACAGAGGTTGATGCTTGTTTATCAACCACCAAATGGCACGCTCGTTTTCCCTACGATTACGGATACAGATGCAGCTAACATGGAGAACAAGATTTTTACAGTTAACGGTATGCACAATGAAGAATTTGTAGTGCCTTTTAACAGTTGGCAATACTCAATTGGATATCAAACCGGAAACAATTTCACTAACATCGGATGCTTATATTTGTTAAGTGTTAATAATCAAGTAAGTAGTAACGGCATTCCTCTACCGATCTATATGAATATATATATCAGTGGTTGTGACGATATGGAATTTTGGTCCCCTAAAGGAACAAATCAAGTTGACCCTGCGCCAATACTTAAAACTGAAGCATTAACATCTTACCAACATAAAGAACCGGCTGAAAGAACGTACAAACGTGTTCAACCACAATCATACTCCACATTAAATGGAGCCTACAGACCAAGCAACATGGGAAATACATTAACAGGTGAATCAATAAGATCAGTTAAAGTTATGATGAATAGACCCGGGTGCGCTATGTACCTTGGATCAGCAGTTTCACCACTGAACATCGAAATTGCACCATACAAGACACAAATGAATACCTTACCTCTAACACAGGCTGGGATTTTTCCAGGAGTACCATACTATATTTACTTTCGCGAAATGTTTCGATATCAGCGAGGTTCATTATATGCTACCACTATTTTTGGTTCTAGTTTGATTCAACCTATAACTGCGCTCAATGTACCAAATGACAATACAACATCGGCACAAACGGAATTTTCAGTTGACACTTCCTCTGCCGTTATTGGTGAGGCTGTTAATGCTAATCAGGGTTTTAATATCTATCCTGCTGACGCAGCGGTACTAGCTCAATTTGTTTGCCCGTATTACTATGCCTTTCCTTTCATTCCTGTCGATTATTCTCCGAATGCGTCGACAGCTGAAGGGTATGGTATGTATACTCGTTTACAAATATTCAGTCCGCCTAATACTTTTCTCTTATTAAGTGCAGGTGACGATTTTCATCTTGGTTACGAATTATGTGCACCATCTTGTTGTCGCTACTTCCCAGGAGCTTCAATTGCCGAAGAAAATGAGAACATCTCGGCTCTAAACAATTCTCAAACAAAACAAAAAACAGACTAAATTAGTTTATGAAGTCTTTAAAGTATCATAGACAGCTTGTTCAAAAATTTTGCCAGCCTTGCCTTAATTGGCCGGACTAGTAATCTCACACTCTAGCAGACTCCTCATAGAATTTTAATTCTGTCTGAGCCGCGGGGACCGCAACTATAACAATTACGTTACTGTACAATTTATTTTACCCGGTCTCCGGGGTTTTGTTTCTACAGTGACGTGACGTTGCGCTCAGTCGTATGTGCCTTAATCAGCATGTGACGCCGCG